CCGCCTATTGTAATATCGGATTGTCCATCAATACTTGCTTGACTTTTGCCGTAAGTTATGGTATAATGGTCGCCTTTGATTATGTCGGTCTTTGTGCCGTCTGGACTAATCTCGTATGACGTGCCTGTTCTATGCGCCTCGTATATTCTTTCATTGCCCTTTGTATCATCATATTCCCTAATGTGGCCGCTCTCTGATTCGTAAACGTGATTAAAAGGATAACTGGCGTTGTAAGGTATTGTTGGTTGATTCCAAGTATCGCCATCACTTGCGGCTATTTCAGTTGATACGTGGTCTGTAATTGGTACTAAATCAAAGTCTGCTGTGGGTACGCCGGTCACTCTTGATAGTTTACGCAACTCTAATGATAAATGTGGATTGACACCATTAACTGCCAATCTATTTGTATCAGGTTCGTCCTTGTATTTCGGGTAAGTACCACTCGGGTCATAAAAACCTTTTACAGAATCGGCCAACTCTGCCGGTACTCCTGGTAAACTGCCAATGACCATAGGTTCTTGACAATCATCGCCGTCTCTAAAATATCCAAACACCCAAGTGCCTTCTACTAGAAAACTAGGAGATTGTCCAAGTCCAGAAATGGCCGCTGATGTAGTTGGTAAAATAACCTGCGACCAAGGCAAATCGGCCGTGGGTAATACTGCCTTGTCTTGCGTATGAATACCTACACACCTAACTCTTACTCGGCCAAGATATTGTGGGTCATTACGGTCTTCTACTACGCCGTTAAACCAAATGAAACCATTAAACCCTAAAATATTTTTATCGTATCTCATAAATTTTTCCGATATTGCTCGCCTTTTAATCCACTCAGCATACGCATTTTAATTCTATTTACGAAACCTTTACGCAAACTGCCTTTGATAATAGACCAATACGCATACAACCTGCGATAGAGCGCCGTTAGAGTACGCATTAGCGGCCAATTAGAGTAATCTGTAAAGTCCATAATAGATGTTGCCTCGTATGGGGGCAACTTAAAGAACCTTTGATAAGTGTCGTAATACTCTTTCTTTTCGGCCGCTGAGCGTAAATCTGATTGTATCTGTTCTATAACTTTAATTATCATTACTTCCTCTGTAATCTTTGTGCGACCACGTAGCGTCTTCGCCTCTCTTAAATCTTTCACGTCTTATCTCAGCGTCTGTTTTCTCTTCTCGCCTCTGTATTGCTTTGTGTTCTAACCATTTTATATATAATATGCCTGCCATATATACGGCCAGACACAATAATACTACACTTTCTCTATCCATTACACGTCTCTCTTCCGGAGGCGCCGGACTCTCGGATTCTCTGATATATTCTAAAAATAGTCAAGTCCACCTCCAAACTTTTGTAATTGGTCTTCGTATATATCTGTTTTTGATGATGTGCCTTGACCTATACTAGATAACGCCTCCTCCTCTGTCGGATACGCATTGGACACACTATCCTTATAGCATTTAAGTACCATTTCGTGTCTTTGTGAGGCAACGTCAACTTGATGTTTTAATGCCATTACTATATAACGACCACTTGTATAAGGGTTAATCTCTGACCTTTCATCTTGGTTTTGTGGCGCCTGTATTGGTGCTGAAAACGTTATTATATCACCTGCGTTTATAATTGTATTACCAAATACTAATAAAGTTAGATTTTGGTTTCTATAACCTTGGTGGTCGTGAATACGCATTGGCAAACCAAATACGCCTTCTCTGTCTTCGTAATCGTTATGTATTTTCTTTGTACTAGACTTGGTCATATGCCTACTATCATAGTGTTGAGTAAGTGGTTTTCGTGTGTCTGCATATTCTACGTCTTTTGGATATAATAGACCTGCCTCTGTACCCATTTCTAATCTTGGTGTTTTATCTTTTCTATCAGCACTATCAAAATTATATACACTTATTGTTTTATTAAAGGCGTCGTGTGATGTAGTCTTACTTGCATAAAAACCTTCATTAATATTTGCTAACATATCAATTGGTTTATTGACATTATATTTTAATACTTGCGATAATCTACGTTCTATATCTTTAATCTCTGGTTGTTTATCATTTTCGGTCACATTTGGTATTATGGCAGAAAACTTCCATTTTGGTGTTATCTGTGCGCCTACACCACCAATTGCCATCATACTAGCATTTGACCTAAAATAGAAACCTCTTGATGTCTCATAGAATACATAACCTGCATTGTACGGAAAGTTTTTAGGTATGGCACTCTTAGCTAATAATCTAATTGCCTCATATGGTTTTAAATTTGGTATGACTATCTTTGGATTGGTTGCTGTTGGTTCAAAGTAAAATGGTTTCTCTGACTTTAAATAATTACGTAATATGTCATTGATTGCGTTCTCTATTGGACCTGCATATGCCTTGCTTATCTTTGTAATAGAATTACGATACATTTCAGGCGAACAAAAGAATATCTGATAAAATTGTGCCTTCTCTTGATTAGGGTCTTTTGTAATCTTATCTATCTTGTATATTTGTAAGGGTATGCCTGTTGTATCTGTAAAGTCATAACCTGTTATGCCTGGTGATGTAAATGATAATGATAATCTTTCAAGACCTGTTAAAGGGAACAAAGTTCTTACATCTTGCATATCATATACAATACAACTGCCAACCACATTATTAGAAAATATATCTTCAGCAATTTCAAAACTCATCATAATAGGTTTAATATTAATCTTCAAAGGCAATAACTCTTCCTTGTTATGCCTATATGATATAATCTCTATCTCGTTTAATGTGTACTGACCTGGTTTGTCAAATACTTCTCTGTCAAGTGCCATAATTTAATTTACTTCCTGATTAACAATCTAAATTCATCTATAAAACTATCTAAATATGCCGGTTGTAATAACCTTATTTGTCTTTTCTTATCTTGTAATCTTCTTTCGTATTCTATATTTGATACTGCCTCAGCGCCTGCTGTATCACTATTAACTTCTATTTTGTGTTCGTAATCACTAGGACCTGAACCAACTTGTTTGCCACTTGATTGTGTCTTTTCATAATGATGTATAGCATTAGGATTATCATACTTATCAGCAACAAATTGTTGAAAGTTAAACTCGTCTAACGGCCAATCGTGATATCTGTTAACTACATTATTTAATAAACACACAATCCAAAAATATGATGTATCGCCATATACTTTGTATGCAATTGTTTCAGGTGAATCTCCTTCAGGCACTTCTATTGCGTCATATAAAGTTATATTGTTTGCAATCTTACTTCTAACTTTTACTCTTCGCCATATATCAGTTACCTCTTTTACATTACCTTTAATGCCTGTTATATTGTAATCTATTTTAGGAAACTCATTGAAGTAAATCATTATGCGCCTGCCTCAATATCGTTTTTAGTTAATATTCTGTCTTCTATAAACTCAACCGTTAAATTACTATGTACAGGATAACCGTCTTTGAAAAATGTAGGTTGTTCGTCAGGTGCATAATCAATAGATACGCCTGTGCAATAACAAGCGGCAATCTTATGTAGTTTGTGGTTTTCTACACCATCATTTTGAAAATAACTTATTCTAAAATAGTTTGGTGCATTAAACAATGCGCCTGATTTACCTCTTAAACCTGGTGATGAGTTATATTTAAATATGTAAATTATATCAGCAACTGCCTTTGCCTCTTTACTATTTCTCGGCCAAAAATCAAATGTATAACTAAATGTTCTAAAATCAGGCGAGTCATAAAATTGTTCATTTCTAGGATTGACTGCTAAACCTGCTCTCTTTGCAATAAATTTAATTGGGTCACCTGCGTCTGGTATTACACTTACTGCCTCACCAACCATACTTTTCCCTATTTTTAAAATAGAGTTTGTGCCTGCCTCTAAAAATGTTTTTATCTGTTCGGCAGTATTACCTTCTTGTATTTTACCTGCTGCCAAACCTGCCTCTATATCACCTGCTACACCTGCTGCCTCTGGTGAGTAAGTTTGTTTGTATGAAACTTTTAAATCTTTAGGCATATACAATGCTATTGCTGAATTTGTTATTGAAGACGTAGGTAATCGTGATGAATACCTTTCTCTATTGTTTTGCCCTTGTATTAGACCTGCCTTTTGTGGACTATAACTTACAAAACCAGATTCAAACATAATATAATGACCTAATTGTTCAGTACCTAAATCTAATGGGTATTGAACAGGACTAAATGATAATGGATTTCTTAAAACTTCTTGATTAGGTGCTTGACCAATATTAAATGGTGACTTTTCTTTTAATGAAGCAGCAAAACTACCTGCGTCCTTAGCACTTTTAGGTACAGCGAGATTACTGACCACGTTTGATAAGAATGGTGTTGCTAGACTTGATATCTGATTTTTTAACTTTGTAAATGCCATTTATAAATACCTTTATCAATATTTATATGAATTATAGGTAGATTATGGCAAAGAGTTATCAAGGATTATATAAACCAACACACCCCAAGAAATACGTAGGAGATGTCAAAAAGATAGTGTATCGGTCACTATTAGAAAGACGTTTTATGCGTTATTGTGACCTTAATCAAGACATATTATTTTGGGCAAGTGAAGAGTTGCCAATTAGATACTTCAATCCCATAGATAAAAAATACCATAGATACTTTCCAGACTTTGTTGTAAAGACTTCTAAACAAAAGAAGTATATGATAGAGGTCAAACCATCACGTCAAATAGGTAAACCAAAACCAGGCAAGAAGAAAACCAAGTCATATATGAGAGAGAGTTTTGAATATATCAAGAACCAAGCAAAATGGCAAGCAGCAAAATCTTATTGTGAAGATAATGGTTTAGAGTTTAAGATTATATCTGAAAAAGATTTAGGTCAGTATTAAGTCGCAACACTTAATCTATCGTGGTAATTATCCACATTTACATTTAAAGCAACGTTATTGTAATCTGTCTTAGCAACGTTTGATATTGTTTGACTATCGCCACCTCTTGTAATCATTATAGGCGCC